GTTTGCCCCGAATCGGCGGACAAAACGGCCGCGATCCGCAAGGTTCGTGAAGCTGTTATGACTGCGAATGCTTCGATTGCCTGCAAAGGAAAGTAGACAAATCTGCCCGATTTTGAGGGATGGTAACGTCCAACAATGTTAGGAAGGGTCAATATGACCATTCAATGGACACCAGAATTGGTGGATGCGATCGAAACAGCAATTGCAACCGGCGCAAATATCGTGGATATCTGCGGCAAAGGAAAGATATTTCCGCACGGCGAGGCTGCGTTTTGGGTCCATATGCAAAAGGATCAGGAGTTTCAGAGTCGTATCGCGCGCGCGATGGAAACGCGATCCGATCGCGACATCGAGAACTGCCGCAGGATTGCGATGGGCGCCAAGGGCGATGCCTGGCAGTTGGCACAGCTTCAGATACGCACATTGCAATGGGAAGCGGGAAAGCGCCGGCCGAACAAGTACAGCGAGAAGCGACAGCTGGAACATTCCGGACGCATGACGTTGGAGCAATTGGTTTGCGGGGACAGCGATGAAGAGCCGACCCAAGAGTGAGTGAGTGTCAGATTAGGGTCTTAGACTGGCAAAAAGGGAGTTTTCCACAAGGTCTAAGTCCTTTCATTCACGCTCAGAGTGTCAGGTAATTCAGAGCCAGTTTGAGGTATACCTCAGGTTGACAGGCAGATTGCCAATGAGCGCCTATTACAACGAATTCAATCCCTTCGCAGCAGGATGGTTGCGCGAGTTGATCAAGGCGGGACTGATCACCCACATTCCCGCTGGCTCATGGGGTTCCCGCCAGAGTGGGACGGCTGCGCGGCTATGGTAATGCGATTGTCCCGCAGGTCGCTGCGGCGTTCATAGAGTCTGTGATGGAAGCGACAGATGGCTAAGAAGCCCCAGGGCAGAATCCGCGAATGGAAGCGCGATCCGATTCGCTTCGTGCGCGAAGTGTTCCACGCGGAACCCGACGCCTGGCAGCTCGATGTCCTGGCCCTGATGGGCAGGCCGGATCGCAAGCACATCGCGATGAAGTCCTGTGCCGGCCCCGGGAAGACGGCTCTGCTGGCCTGGGCGGGCTGGCATCGCCTGCTGTGCTTCGCGGCCCCGAATGAGCATCCCAAGGGCTCCGCAGTCTCGATCACCGCCGACAACCTGCGCGACAACCTGTGGGCGGAGCTGAGCCGGTGGCAGAACGAGTCAAAGCTGCTGCTCGAGGTCTTCCAGTGGAACAAGGAGCGTATCACTGCCCGCGACCATCCTGAGACCTGGTTCCTGGCCGCCAAGGGTTGGAGTAAAACCTCAGATCCGGAAACCATCGGCCGCACCCTCTCCGGCATGCACTCGCGCTTTCCGTTCTACCTGATCGACGAGTCGGGCGACATCCCACCAAACATGCTGCGTTCCGCCGAGCAGGGCCTGACCAGTTGCGAAGATGGCCTGATCATCACCGCCGGCAACACGACATCGCAGACCGGCATGCTCTACGAGGCCACCACGCGCAACCGGGAGCGCTGGGACGTGGTCTCGATCACCGCGGATCCGGACGACCCCAAACGCACGCCGCGGGTGGACATCGAGTGGGCTCGCCAGCAGATCGCTCTCTATGGACGCGAGAATCCCTGGGTGATGGCCTACGTGCTGGGGCAGTTCCCGCCCGGCTCGATCAATGCCTTGCTCAGCCTGGAAGAGGTGGAGACGGCCATGCGGCGCTCCATACCCATCGAGGCCATCAGCTGGGCGGAGAAGCGCCTGGGAGTCGATGTAGCGCGCTTTGGCGACGATCGCACCGTGATCTTCCCCCGCCAGGGCATCTGCGCCTTTGCGCCGATCGTGATGCGCCATGCGCGCGGATCCTCGGTGAGCGTGGACATCGCCAGCCGGGTGATGTCCAAGAAGCTGGAGTGGGAGGCAGCCCAAGGGCAGGAGTTCTTCGACGACACGGTGGGGTGGGCACATGGGGCTGTGGATGTGCTGAGGTCGAGCGGGCATTCCCCCTATGCCATCCAGTTCGACAAGCCGTCCACCAACCCGCGCTACGCCAACATGCGGGCGGAGATGTGGATGACGATGGCGGACTGGGTTAGGGAGTCGGGCGGGCTGCCCAATGTTCCGGAGCTGGTCGGGGAGCTGACCGCGCCTACTTATTTTTTCCATAATGGCAAGTTTCAGATCGAGGCCAAGGACCAGATCAAGAAGCGGCTGGGAAAGAGTCCCGACCTGGCGGATGCCCTGGCGCTGACCTTCGCGATCCCGGATGCGCCGGCGGGGATGGTGCTGCCGGGTATGCAGCATCGGCCCAAGATGCGCAAGGAGTACGACCCCTATGCCCAACTCTGGGGGAATGCGAAGACGGATCGCGTCATGTAGGCGCTACTAATGTTCGGGAATCTCACTCCGACCTGCTTTCCACTCCCTCACTGAGACAGCCAGTTCGTAGCTGCCGGCCTTCAGAGCGTCCAGCCGATCGCTCGGCGGCCACGTCAGGGTGTAGTCCTCACCTGTCCACGGCTTTTGAAAAATCGGGTAGTCCCGGTGGTCATCGTTCAGCACACAGGCATCGCCGTTCCACGTTGCGTCGTCGGCACGCTCCACGCTGAATTCGACTCCGACGTAGCAGAGTCCGGTATTGAGCCAGGTCGAATCGTAGACATTCCCGGCTGCGTCCAAGTTCCAGGCGTGGAGGACCACCGATCCGGCAGGCAGGGACCCCGGCTTCCCTCCCCCGGGAGCGACGGCAAACCCTTCGACGTACTTCAGCCCGTACATGGCGCCGTGAGCAATCGCATTGCCGTAGCACTTCAACTGAACCCCCCTCCAGCCCTCATACCGGCCGGTCACCGGGTACTCCACTCCATGCTTCGCCACAAAGTCATACGGGGACGTGTAGAGCAGCCCCGGCAGCAGCGGGTACAGCCGGGCGACTTCAACCAACGCTTTACGAAGCTCCGCCCCGTTGTAGCTCAATCCCATACTCGCTTTCCTTGTCTGACTCAGGCTCCACTTTTGTTCCGGGTTACGTACCGGACCCTGCTACCACGCAGGACGCTCCGCTTACGGTGGAGGCCGCGCGGCGAAGGTCAAAGTTTTTTGGTCTTTTCCTCGACTGTGGAGATGCGCCTTTCATGATCGATATGCAGATCGATGAAGTGCTGCACCAGACTTTTCAGGTCGCTGATATCGGCCTTCAGGTCTGCTTTCAGTTCGGCCATATCGCTTTTGAGGTCTGACCTTAAAGAGCGATTGTCGCTTTTGGCGATGTTCAGCAGCGATAGCCATGTGCCGAGGATGGCGATGAGGAGGGTGAGGTACTGCCAGTTTTGGATGAGGGTGTCTTTCAAGGGTTTCTCCATGCGGCAGGCTGCCGCTGCATCCATTCTACTCTGACGCCAGGTTAGGGTGGTACACATTGACACATTATTAGTTATGGTCTAGAGTTAAACCTGACACATGGGAGGTGTCGGGGGATGATGGCAGCAGCCAGGCGGGGTGGTAAGAGGATCGGGTATATCCGGGTTTCGAGTACGGACCAGAACATCGAGCGCCAGTTGGAGGGCGTCCAGGTCGACAAGAAGTTTACCGACAAGGTAAGCGGCAAGGATACCAACCGGCCCAAACTGCGCGAGGCGCTCGATTACCTGCGCGAGGGCGATGTGCTGGTGGTCCACTCCATGGACCGCCTGGCGCGCAACCTGGGCGACCTGCGCAAGCTGGTGACCGAGCTGACCGGCCGCGGGGTGGTGGTGGAGTTCGTCAAGGAAAGCCTGACCTTCACCGGCAACGATGGCGCCATGTCTAACCTGCTGCTCAACGTCATGGGCGCCTTTGCCGAGTTCGAGCGGTCCCTGATCAAGGAGCGCCAGATGGAGGGCATCGCCCTGGCTAAGAAGGCGGGCGTCTACAAGGGCCGCAAGCCTATGCTCACTGCGGACGAGGCCAAGACCCTTCGGGCGCGCGCCAAGGCTGGAGAGAAGCGCGCCGCGCTGGCGCGGGAGTTCGGCATCAGCCGCGAGACGCTCTACCAGTACATCAACGCGGTGTAATCCGAGTCAGTTCGCGAAGGGAGAGCCCTCGCTTCGGCGGGGGCTCGTCTTATGTGCTCCGCACTATACCCCGTAATGGAAAAGGGCCGCCCTATGATGGCGCCATGGTCGAGATCCGGCTGGTCAAGTCCGCGGACATCTTCGGGGACCCGAACGCGGAGCGATTGCTCGAGGAGTATGGGCGCGAATGCCTGGTCCCGATCGACCCGCAGGTGGAGCTCTACGCGCGCATGGAAGATGCCGGCCTGCTGCAATGTGTCGGGGTTTATAACGGCCGGGGCCTGGTCGGGTTCGCGTCCATACTGATTGCGCTCATGCCTCACAACGGGCTTCAGATCGGAACCGTGGAATCGATCTTCGTGACCGAGAGCGCGCGCAGGGGGATGGGGTTGGCGCTTCTGTCCGCCATCGAGGGCTATGCCAAAGCCGCGGGCTGCGTAACCCTGCTCTACAG